GAGCGTAAAAAGTATTTGGGATATAAAAGATAAAATACGAGAGTTGCAGCACAAGATTTTAATAAACCAACAACAAGTAAGATTTAACTTAATGGTTTTAACAAGTAAGAAATAAACAACACAATAGAGGTTGATAGAATGAGTGAATTAACGCCAATATGTCCGTACTGTAAGCAGTTTTCAAAATCAGTTACAGGGAAAGAGATTTACCCGCACAGAAAAGATTTGTTTAACTTAGTTATTTATTCTTGCTTGCCGTGTAATGCTTACGTAGGGACGCACAAAGGGACAACAAAACCGCTTGGTAGATTAGCAAATAAAGAGTTAAGAAAAGCAAAGAGTGCAGCACACAGGGCTTTTGATCCTTTATGGAAGCTTGGCGGCATGAAAAGGAAAGAAGCCTATAAATGGCTAGCTGAAACTTTAGATGTTGAGCCTATTGATTGCCACATTGGAATGTTTGACGTTGAAACATGCGAAGATGTCGTAATGCACTCGCTAAACAAGCAAGAAGATTTATGTGAGTGGTGATTAAACTTGAAAAAGGAGTAAATAACAATGAGTGAATGGATAAGTATAGAAGATGAGTTTCCGAATAATAGCGGCGCTTACTGGACGTTTAATGGCAAAGATGGAGAGCCTAGTGTAATACAGCAAAGAGTTCACATGTACGATAGTAAGTATAAATCATTTAACTCTTATACCGTAACCCACTGGATGCCACTACCTAAACCACCAACACAATAGAGGTTAATAGAACGCATAAAAAAAGCCCCTGTATGGGGCTATTCTTCTAAATCATATTCTAATAAATCATCTATATCAGTTCGCCGTATTAGTTTAATAAGTGATAACTCTTCTCTTCTGTCTCTATTTTCTTTTGCCGCTTCGCCGTGTGAGCTTTGCTTGTTTGAGTTAAAAAAAGTTAAATCATCAGTATCATTCTTTTTATCACTAATAGTTTTGCGGCGGCTTATTTCTTCTGCGCCTATGTAATTAATACTCATTTCACTTCCTCTATATTTATCAAGTTCATTTTATATTCGTTTACTTCGCTTTTTTGTTGGCAACCTGTAATCTTAATTAATTTGTTTTCACTAAATTTTTTATAATTAACGTGGTGATGCCAACGGTTAAACTTCCAGACGACACTAGCTACATCTGGGTGCAAGTCAGCCAGCATTTGTGATTTTGGAAGTGTGCCCTCTTCAGCGTAAAACTCTTTCGTGTTCCCTCCTTTCATTCTTTGGGTTGTTACCTTGCCGCACAGAAAGGCGTTAAACTGTATAGTGCAATTCCCATCTTTTAACACTCTTAATGACAGGTCTGTATCTTCGTTGTATCTCCCTCTCCACCTATAGCCAGCGCCATTCTCGATTAACAAACATGAATAAATACGAGTATTTGCCACCAATGGCGGCACCTTGTCTGTTTTTTTGCAGAATGAGTAATAGTTAAGTCCTGCTACTGGGACGTTTGAGTATCTATCGACAAAATCTTCACTGGCTCTTAATGTTGCGCCTGTTTCTACTTCGTATTTTTCGTTATTATTCAGCCTATGAAATGCGTCTAGGTTATCATCCATAACCCAGTGCCTTTTGAATCCATTACTTTCGGAGTGGTCAATACAAAAGTTTCTAGCGGCTCCTGGTCCTTTGCTTCTCGTATTACCTAGATTGTCACATACTTCATAATTATTTAAATATTTGCTTGGTAACACTAATATTGTTGCATTTGTTTTTTCTTTATATTCTTCTGCTTCGTGAATCTCAACAACGATATAGTGAGGTACGCCCATTTTATCTAGGGCTTTAGTTGTAAGTCCGTTGCTAGCTCTGCCTTTTGATACAATATAAACTGGGTATTTTGGATTTACTGCACCTTCTGTACGCCATCTTTTTTTGGTCAAACCCCAGTGAGATTTAAATGGGAACCACACAGACTTTGTTTTGCTTGTTATCTTTTGATCTGCAACCTTTGAAAATAACTCGCGCTGCGCGGTTGTTTCGCAAAAGTTAAATTTAACCTTTCTGTACAGGTATTTTTCATAATCGGCCTTATTTTCAAATCTGGTAAAGATATAACTATCATCAGTAAACACGACCTTTATTTTTTTGAATGGCTCTATCTTTTTTTGTATAAACTCTGGCATTCCTGCCCAGTATTTTTCACTCATTTTAACTCCGTTACAAATAAAATAATTTTAGCGAAACTAAAAGCCGCTAGCGATATAACGCCAGCAGCCAGGATAACGCCGATAAAAAATATAAACGCTGTTTGTATGTCAATCATCATTAACACTCCAAAAACTTATTAATAGCTTTATTCATCTTGAGCCATTTACGCATTAGTTTGTATTTCATTATTTACTCACCTTTTTATATTTAGCCATAATCAACTCATTAACAACCGACTGTTTATTTGCGCCTAAGTTGCCACTTTCTTTTTCATGCTTGACGATTACCTCTAGCATGGTGTTTACGTTATCTAGTAGTTTAACTTGTTTTTTCATTTTTATTCCTTATTAAAGTGTATAAGCAGAGTTTACCTAAATTAAAATAATTGTCAAATAAAAGTTGACTATCAAATCAAGTTCAAATAAGATTACTACATCAACAACGAACGAGATAAGCAAATGACCTGTTACGTATCAAACCAAACCGATGAGTACTGCAACGCAAAGGAAGTGTACTGTTCTGAGTGTGGCGCAAATATGTATATCGAGAAGGAACGCGGCCATGATTTATTTGTTTGTAGTGAGTGCAGTCATAAATTTTGGGCTGATGGCGATGAGTACGAAGATTAACTGGAGAGATATAGATGTTAAACAAAGACAGCTTACCGAGCGTTAACCAAGAAAGGTTTAACGCATTACTACAAAGAAAATACATGCTTACTGAGATTTTAAATCAAATTAAAGAGCATAACTTAACGAAAGGCTACGAGATTGAAGGTCTGATTAATAACACTATCGAAGATATAGATTGGGAATTGGCATGAATAGCGAAACAGTAACAGGTAAAAACATTTACCAAAGAATAAATGCGGTAATGACCGAGGTTGAATACATACAAAAGGATAAGGCGGTAACTGGTGGAGGGCAGAATTACAAGGCTGTAACTCATGATCAAGTAAATGCAGCTTGCCGCAAGTCAATTGTTAGTAACGGTATCGTTATAGTTCCTCGTCAGATTAGCGGTGAGTTTCTTGTTATGAGAGATATTAACGCTACGCCGCAACCTGTAAAGATGGGTTTGTATTCTGGCTCTTACGAAATAGATTTTGTGAACATGGATAAGCCAGAAGAAAAGGTGACTGTTTCTGTGCAAGCTCACGCTAGCGATAACGGAGACAAGGCTCCAGGCAAGGCAATGACATACGCAGTAAAAACAGCAGTAGTTAAGCAGTTTTACTTTGAGACTGGCGAAAACGACGAGAGCAGAACAGAGCAAGATGACGTTGACTTTATCAGTGTAGAGCAGCAGGGTCAGCTTTACAGGCTACTTGTTGATCAAGAAACAACTCAGTTAACACCTAAAGGACAGCAGATAGCTAAAGCATTTAAATTTAATCTTATCAGTGAAATTAAATCTAAGAAGTTTGAAGCAATACTCAAGGCGGCGTCATGAAAATTATTACAGAATTAGAGCAAGGCAGCGCAGAGTGGCACCAGTTGCGACTTGGTAAAGTAACAGCTTCGCGAATGAGTGACGTATTATCTAAAGGTCGCGGTAAAGCACCAAGCAAAACAGCGGAAACTTACATGATGGAGTTGATCGCAGAAAGGTTAACAGGAGAATCAAAGCCATTCTTTGAAAATGATGCTATGCGATGGGGTACGGAAACAGAACCGCAAGCTCGTTCAATGTACGAAGTTAATAACGACTTTGTTGCTGTTGATGAGGTGGCATTTATCAAGCATAGCGAGTTTATCGGCGTTAGCCCTGACGGGTTAATTGGTGAGCATGGCATGTTAGAAATCAAATGTCCGACCACCATAACGCAAATTAAACGCGCTTTAACTGATGACTACAGCGCAGACTACAAAGCACAGATTCAGATGCAACTATGGGTTGCCAAGCGCGAATGGTGCGACTTTGTATCATTCGACCCTCGCATAGACTTTGACGCATCATATTTACAGCAGCGCGTTTACCGCGATGAAGAATTTATAGCCAACATGGAGACTGTTACAGCTTCGTTTGTTGAGCGCATGAATGAGATTTACAATCAATTAACTACTAAATAAAGGAAAGAAAAATGGCAAACGTACAATCAAAAGAAAACATGACAATCGCAATTCGTGAGTATCAAGATAATCAAGGGCAAACTAAAAAGGTTTGGAAAACTATTGGCGAGCTAATCACTTGGGATGATGGTAGTAAATCATTTGAAACGTGGGGGCCAAATGGATCAACTAAAGGCAATGTATTTGCTAAAGATGACCAGCAGCAACAGCAAGTTAACGCGCCGCAATATAACCAACAAGAACCACAGCAACAAGGTGGCTTTCAAGCGCCGCAACAGAACTACAATAACAGACGGTAAATAAACACAGCACAAGGAAGTGCATCCCCTTTGATTTGACTTGTTATGTTACCACCACTGAATAGGATTGATAGAATGAAATATACAGAACTGTTAGATATTGCAGCAAAAATAAACGAAGTGGCAAAAAGTGATGGAGTTTGTGCTGAGGTTAATTTTAACCCTGAATTGTTTAGAGGTAAGCCAAGCCAAATTAAAATATGGGATATAG